TGGCACGGTCCTCCTGACTGACGGTAGCGGCGCAAGTCTTACATCACTGAACGCTTCTGAATTAGGCAGCGGCACCGTCCCTAACGCCAGACTGGACGCACAGCTTCAAGATGTAGCTGGCCTCGCTGTGACAGACGGCAACTTTATTGTGGGTGATGGCAGTAACTTTGTTGCAGAGTCCGGTGCTACTGCCAGAACAAGTCTGGGGCTTGGTACTTCAGCGGTGTTGGACACGGGCATTTCCAATACCAATGTCCCTAAGTTTACGTCCGGCGTTGCAGACGATGACTTCTTACGAGTAAACGGAACAGATATCGAAGGTCGTTCTGCTTCGGAAGTCTTGTCTGACATAGCGGCCATGCCACTGGCTGGCGGTACGTTTACAGGCGATGTCACACTCAGCAACACTGGTGACGTTACCCTTACTCTTGCGGCGGATACAGATAACGTCACAGAAACGGATAATCCAAGCCTTGTACTAAGCCAAGACGGCGGCAGCACTGTAAGTAGTTTTTCACTTAACGATAGTAATCGAACAGTCATCCAAGCGCATACTAATGGAGCCTTGATTTTACAAAACAGCGATGGCGACGTTTATTTAAAAGCGACTAACAATGACGCAGTTGATTTGTACTTTAACGACAGCAAGAAGCTGGAGACGACCAGCGGCGGCATAGACGTTACCGGAACAGTCACTGACGACGGCGCAACGCATGGCGGTGACGTTACCTTCACTGGCGATAGCTACAACGTTGTGTGGGACAAGTCTGACAACGCCTTTGAACTAGCCGACAACGCCAAGCTAAAGTTTGGTGCAGGCGATGACATGGAGATTTTCTCTGACGGCACCTATGGCCGGATAAATGTCAACGACCTGATTATTCGCGGTGACGACACAGACAACAGACCGCAGATTTACTTCCAAAGCTATAACACAAGCAATGTTGTGGACTATGACACAAGCACAAGCCTTTATTTTCAAGGCCCAAATGATGCTGGTGAACAAGTCACTTACAACACAATTCATTCGGTAACACGGGACGTAACTGACGGCACTGAAGACGGTAGATTAACAATTAACCAATTAAAGGATGGGGTAAATACAAACACCTACATATTTGATAATTGGGCCTTCTACTTAATGGCAGAAAACCAGCTTATCTGGTATCAATACAACGGTAGTTATAACACTACTCTCGTCCCCACCACGCCAACCGCAAACCGTACCATCACATTACCGGATGCGGCTGGCGAAGTTGTTCTTAAAGACAGCAGCGACGTTGTTACGATTACATCAACGGCAGACAATGGCCCTACTCTTGATTTAAAATCAGACGACCATAGCGATGCCTCCAATTTTGCCACAGAAGGTAAAATAAGATTTTATGCAGACAATGATGCTGATGAGCAAGTAGTCTATAATCAAATAACCAGTGTTACAGCAGATGTAACTGACGGCACAGAAGATGGTTGGCTTTATCTTGGCAGTATGGTCAACGGCACCCTAACAAACGCATTTGCTGCCGCTAATAAAAGTTTATACCTTGTTCAAGACGATAGTACAATTCAGTTTAGAGCGTGGGGTGGCACAGCTTATCATGTGGCCATTACACCCTCCACTCCATCAGCAGACCGCACCATCACTCTGCCCGACGCCACTGGCGAGGTTGTTCTTAAAGACAGCAGTGACGTTGTTGCGATTACATCAACGGATGCTGGTGCAAGTGCTGCACCCTCCTTACAGCTTTACCGCAATAGCGCGTCTCCTGCCAATCAAGATGATTTAGGCCAAATACAGTTTCATGGAGAAAATGACGCTGACGAGAAGATTGAGTATGGCCGCATAGACGTAAAAATTGCCGATGCCGCCGATGGCACTGAAGACGGAGAGATTGATTTAAGTGCAATTCGGAGCGGCTCTTTTCTTACTTATCAACGGATGTCGTATGGTTTAAATCAGTTTTATAAAGATATTTGGCTTTCCGCAGGTAGCGATCTTATGTTTGAGGGTGCTACTGGCGACGACTACGAAACCACCGTCACAGTCACAGACCCAACAGCAGACCGCACCATCACGTTTCCCGACGCCACCGGCACAGTAGCCCTGACCAACGGCAACGCAGTTCTTCTGAACACGACGACGGTCAGCAGCGCAGTGTCAAGCGTTGACTTCGGGTCAAGCCTGATTACTGATACTTACAACGATTATCTGCTAGTCGTATCGGGGGCAACAGTTTCGGCATTGACTAGACTGAGGATTCGACTAGGCACAAGCAACGCTCAAGACACAAGCGGTATTTATGTAAGTCGTGTGATATCAAGTGGCCGTGCTTTAGATAACACAGCAACCTCTACAGATACCGCAAGTATGTTTAATAACGTAAGTAATGGGAGTGCGTGGAATATTACCGGAAATAACACATACGAAACAAGCCCTTCTTCTACCGCACAATTCAACGCTGTAATTCGTTTTTCAAACCTACGTTCAACTGCTTTTCACAAAACATTCCAGATGGAATCTATGACACACATTGTCCAAGATAGAAGCGGCGGCACAGATGATGGGCAAGATTACTACCAGACTGCTAGAGATTGCGGCGGCGTTTACAAAAACACAACAGCCGTCAACTTTATCCGTTTTTATGAGCATGATTTTAGCACTCAGATAGATGGCGGCATTTTCAGTTTATACGGATTACCGGCATGAGCAAACGATACTTAGATGGCGTTCTGGTTGACGCGGCAGAGGGCGATACTGCTGATGTGCCTACAGACGCAGAAAAGCTAGATGATATACGTCAGATGCGTTGGCCTTTGTTAGAAGAGGCCGACATAGAAATTTACAAACTGGAAGATGCTGGCGGCAACACGGCAGCTTGGCGCACTTACAGGCAGCAACTACGCGATGTAACCAAGCAACCTGATTTGAACAACATTAGCTGGCCTAGTAAACCATGAGCAAGTCAACGGTATTATCTGTGCAATCACAGCTAGACACTCACGAAGCAGTCTGCGCGGAGAGGTGGAAGGAAACCATTTTGCGCATTAAACGTATTGAACATATCATGATAGGTGCTGCTGGCACGATTATAGTGTTGTTGCTGGGCATCATAGTGAATGGATGATTCATGTGTTCTTGCTTTTTGTATATTTAGGCGTTGGTAAGGATAAGAGCCTAGTTAGTAACGATATGTATTTTCGCAGCATTGATGACTGCGTATATTTTGCACAACGACTGCACAAACAAGGGCAGAACATCACTGCTTATTGTTTGCCAAAACTGGTAGATGACAAAGTTAGGGTTTATTGATGCTTGCGGAACTTGCAGCGGCCAATGCCGCATTCCAAGTTATCAAGACAACCATCCAGAATGGCAAGGAAATTCATTCTGCCGGAAAAGCTTTGAGCCAATTTCTTGGTGCCAAAGAAGAAATTGAACGTGAGGCAAATAAAAAGCGTGCAAGGGGTGTAGGCGGTGCCGATCTTGAAGAGTTCATGGCGCTTGAAAAGATTAGAGAGCAAGAGAAACAGTTAAAAGAAATAATGATTTATGCTGGCAGACCTGGCATGTGGAAGGACTACCAGAAATATTGCGAACAAGCTAAAGATGGCCGTGCTGCTGCTAGGAAAGCTGCCGCAAGAAAGAAAGCAGCTTTGCGTGAAAAGATAGGGCTTGGCCTTGTAGGAATATTGCTTGCCGCTGCAATCGGTGGTCTGGTTTATATTGTGCTAATAGCTAAAGGTAGTATCAAATGAGTGCTGAACAGATCCTAAAATATAAAATTCTTCCGCGTTTTATGATGCTGGTTATGACAATAATGTACATCAGAGTTTTGGAGTGGGGGATGTCTTTGGAAGATTTGTCAACGCAACAAAGCGCAATGATATCAATATGTTCTGGCGCAATGACAGGCGCGTTTGCAGTCTGGCTTGGCTCAGAGAAGAAATGAAAACGGTTTGGGTGGTTATTTTGGTGACTGCCGTGTCACCTTTTAATTACAATGTTGCGCCATTGATTGATGCTGATACTTTAGAAGAGTGTCACCGGAAGGCGGTTTACATAGAGCATGATATCCAACGTAGCGACAACCAAGAGATGATTTGCATCAAGGTGGATTCCGAATGATACAAGCATTGATACCAATTGTAGGCGACCTAGCGAGTGGCTGGCTCAAGGGCAAGGCAGATGAAAAGGCTGCGCAGTCTAGGGTCAAGGTAGCCAAGGCAGAGGCTGAAGCAGAGGTCATGAAAGTTGCCGCCACGCATGAAGCTGGCTGGGAAAAGATCATGGCTGAAGCCAGCAAAGATAGCTGGAAAGATGAAGCCTGGACGATTTTATTCATAGTAATCATAGCCATGTGCTTCATCCCGCCGCTACAGCCCTATGTAGAACGTGGGTTTGCGGCGTTAGAAACCACGCCGGATTGGTTTCAGTGGGCCATGTATGCTAGTATAGCTGCATCATTTGGTCTTAGAGGCATAAAGGGATTGAAAAAGTGATGGCAAAGAAACCTGGCTTATACGCAAATATCCACGCAAAACGTAAGCGCATTGCTGCTGGCTCTGGAGAAAAAATGCGCAAGGTTGGTAGCAAGGGTGCGCCTACTGCTAAAGCATTTAAACGATCTGCAAAAACTGCCAAGAAAAAGAAGAAATGAACAAAGATAAGCTACGAGAAGAACTTGCAGAGGACGAGGGCTGCAAGTTTGAGATCTACCTAGATCACCTTGGCCTACCTACGTTTGGCATAGGGCATTTGGTAGTTGAGGAAGATATAGAGCATGGTCAGGCTGTCGGCACACCTGTCGATGAAGAGCGTGTGCGGCAAGTGTTTGCCTTGGATATCGCCTCAACGCTAGATGAGTGTCAGGTTCTGTACCCAGACTTTGACGATCTGCCGGAAGAATGCCAGTTAATCATAGCTAATATGATGTTTAATATGGGCAGACCGCGCCTCTCAAAATTCAAGGGCATGAAGGCTGGCGTTGATGCGAAAGATTGGAACAGGGCGGCAGACGAGATGGTGGACAGCCGCTGGCACGATCAAGTCCCCAACAGGGCCAAGCGACTTGTCAAACGTATGAGGGCTTTGTCTGATGGCTAAGACGCCAGCATGGCAACGTAAGGCTGGCAAGAATCCCAAGGGTGGCTTGAACCGGAAGGGCAGAGCATCTGCCAAGCGGCAGGGCATGAACCTAAAGGCACCTGTGAGGAAGGGTGACAACCCACGCAGGGCCAGTTTTCTAGCGCGTATGGGTGGCATGAGGGGGCCGGAACGAGATGCGAAGGGCAAACCTACTAGGCTCCTGCTTAGTCTCAGGGCATGGGGTGCAAGCAGCAAAGCTGACGCAAAGAAGAAGGCTGCTGCTATCTCCAAAAGAAACAAAGCCAAAAAAGGTAAGTCAAAAAAATAAGGGGGCAAAACCCCCCTATTTATCCCCCCCATATTTCTCTGGGTGAAGACAGCCAAGGCATATATCCTCACCAGTGCCTAGCGTAACCCAGTTGTTTTCGAAGTAATCACATTGCTTGCCGCAGTATGCGCAGTTAAACAACATGGATCTTCTTGTAGATTTGTGAGTTTTTGCTTTTGTGGCTTTGCGGTTCTTCTGGGCCAAATTCACGCTCCTTCAACTCGTCAACAAGATGCTCTGCTTTTTTTAACCAGCTTGTGAATTTTGGTGAAGGTACGCGCTGCGACACATGAATCATTGTGGAATGATCTCTGTTCAAAACATGCCCCATCCTGCAATACGACATGGTTGTATGATCTTCACAAAGGCGTACAAACAGTTGCCGTGCATCCACAAAGTATGCCTTACGGCGCTTGCCGCGTAACTCTGCCAAGCTAAACTTGGTCACTTGTTGCACGATTTCAACAATGTCCAGAGCCTCTAACTCGCGGCAGTATTTTTTCCACTCACTTTGGGACATCCTGTTGGCTTTTTGTCTGCCTGATATTACCCTCTCCGACATTGGAATTATCTTTTGCACGTTCTTCCTCCGTTATCATTTCCATCGCTGCCTCGAAACAACGCTTCGTAAATGTCAACATTTCTTTGCTGTCCATTTTTTTGATGTGGAGGTTGCCATCAACGCTGACAGCAACCCCATCGTTTCTAGGTATCACTAGGAATGTTTGCTGGTTCATCCGTAATCCTTTCGATTTCGGCTCGTGTAATGTACCAACGCCCACCCAAACGCTTGCCCTTGATAATGCCCCTCTGGAGCATCCTGTTGACTATGTTGAGTTGAGCCTTGGTATCCTTGCCAAACAACACTAGAGCGGCCTCTCTGGGCCTTAGAAGCGCCTTAGAAGGGGATGTCTGGGTCATCGTCCTCTGCCTTTGGTTGTGGTGCCGCATATTTGGTGCTGATTGCGTTGCCGATTGGCTTCATAGCTGGCTGTGAAATGCCGTCAGCGATACTGTCCTCACCTTCGTACTCAGTAACTCTTGAGATGCGAATAGAGATAGTGCCATCGTCGTTGGGGAACAGCGATACTTGGTGGCGTTGTCCATCTCGCAAGGTGATGTCCGCATAAGTCTTCTGTTCAGCGTCGTAAGGCTTCCAGTTGCCATTGCTATACTGCGCCTTGCCCTTTCCCTCAGTGTTGGGAAACAGCTTGATGTAGGTAAGTGTTTCATAGCGTCTAGCCATTCTGTTTTAACTCCTTCTCTTTCAGAACTTTCATGCGTTCCTGCGATTTGCTTTTGATGTCTTGATAGATCTCAGGAAACTCTTTGTTGGCGATTTCCATGTATTTCTTAGTGAAGTCTGCTTGCACCCATTCCTTGGTTTGCTTCAGATCAAACTCAGGCAGAAAGTCATTAGCTTGCTGTTGCAACTCTAGCAAACTAGCCGGCGGCTGCTTGGGTGGCGGCATGGACGCTATAGCCTCCTCTTTTCTGCCCACACCATCCATCTCATTAGCTGACGCATACTCGCCGCCAGCCAAACCAAGCGATGCCAAGGCACGGCCAATGGCAGATGTCTCACAGTTCTCCAAGGCGCTAGTCTTATTGACGTTGCCCTGTCCTCTGATCTCTTCTGCCATACCAGCACCAATGACAACGCCATCCATGTTGGTGATCTTGGCTTTGACGACAACGCGCTGGCCATCGTCTACCAGTATGTGTGTGTCTACACCGTACTCAGTGCCGTGCATCTGACGAAATGCTTCCATCCTATGCACCACTTGGGTGTACTTCTTGCCGCCGCGCTGTGTAACGCCGTGGCTGGCGTTCAACTCAGAGACAAGGGCCATTGTTGGTTTGAGATCAGTCATTCATTTCTCCGCTGGAAACGCCTAGCTTATCAGAGATGAGATGCACAAACAGCGCCAAACTTCTCTCCATGTCAGCTAGTTTATTGTTGTTGTTATAGACTGCTTTGTGCAATTCATCCACGCGCACAAACAACTCGTTGATGCTCTCCTGCATGTCCTCACGAGTGACATACGGTGTGCCGATATCCACAGGTTCATTCTGCATTGTAAAACTCCTTGTGCCACATAACTAGCTGGCCACGACCTGACACGCCTTTGCGCTTGGTACCATCGACCTTGATAAAGCCTTTCTCTTTTAGCTGTTTGTATCTAGCCGTAACGGTGCTATAACCGTGCTGCGGCAGGGCTTTCAGCACTTGGTCTGAAATGCACCCTGCTGCACCGAAGAACCAGATTGCATCAGCGACTACGCTTTCCATCTCCGTTGCGTTGATGCTTTCTGCGGCGTCGTGGCTGGTGGCAGGGTCATCCCTGCGCACCAGCTTGTATGCAGGCGTGTCAAACAAATCACTCACCATCACACTCTCCACATTCTGATTGTGCCATCAGCTTGCTTGCGCGACATCAATTGAATGCCACGCATTTTTGCTGCGCCGTATGCATTATTAGCCAGCTTGCGCGACGGCATGACAAAGCTATCTCCAGATTGCATTTCTTCGATGAAATGCCATTTGGCATTAATGTCGCCCTTCTCAGGCAGAGGAATGTTTTTCTCGATTTTAATTTTCACTAGAACCTCCATAGTTGATTGGCTACGTCTACGATTGATGGGCCATGACGACGTGCTATTTCGTTGAAGTCTGGCTGTATGAGGCCAGCCAGCGTGCGCCATGATCCGTTGGCGGCCTTCAGCAGATTTTGACTTATCTGCCATGACCGCACTGCATCAGCATATGCCCTGTCCAAAGACTCTGGTTTTAACAAGTCACAGTTGTCAGCGTCCGCTATGTAATAGCCTGACGCGCTGACATATAGAAGTGATGGTGGTTCACCAGTTGCTTTGTAATAGACAGCTTGCTGAATTTGTTGTTGCGCTGTGGGTGTGATGCCCTGCACCTTTGGTACTCGCCACGAGCGGGTGCCGTCTTTTTTCGGTGGATTGCGCAGAGGCGGCTTGGCTTTCAGATCTACCTGTTTACCGCCGCCGGAGAAATCTTGGTAAAGCATGATCGGCACATCAATCTTTGGCTCGTCATGCCAGCGTTGATACTCGCCTTCGATCATGTTGGCGTGTTTGAACGCCTCACGCACACCCTCTACGGCGTGCAGTATCATATCGGGGATGTAGTCTTTGAACGCTTCAAATTCCTCGGCGTCCTTGCCACCATCCCACTTGCGCGGCTGGTAGCTGTTGTAACGCTCCATAATTTGAGCAATAGCCTTGGCTGGTTCCATACCATCCTGCTGGCCAATCAGCGGCTGATACTTATCCAGCCCAAGAATCAGGTTGGCACCATCCTGCACCATGATTCCGCACCACGGCCTAGCTGCCATCGGCATCCTGACTCCAAGATGGCGGCAGTACCACTTTAAAACTAACTCCCACTTTTCTTGTGTAGCGCCTGACGAACTGTCATGCTTTGCGCCAATCGGCTCGCGGTAGGTTGGTGTTTCCTTGCCCATATCACTCACCACTATCGTGACGGATGGCAATCTGATGCATCAGTTCAGCAATCACCAAAGCAGAAGTGACCTTTGACCTCAAAGGAGCCTTAGTCGCCCAGCCAAATTCGTCTGTCTTCCTTTTAATATCCAGACCGTAGTGATTGTTTTTGAAACCTGTCCTATCAGGGAGCCAATGCCCCATCCAAGGCTCACCGTCGATATCTACATGCAACCAATATACCGCTTTGTCGTTGTCGGCTGACTTCCTTGTGTAATCAAGGATGGTAACCTTCTTTGTCATAGTGTGCCTTTCTGTTCTTTTCTGTGGTTTCTGTAGGGTTATTGCATACGACTTGACAGACTGTCAATACATTTGTTAGAAAAAGATATGACGTTATCTGAGTATCTAAAAGCAAACCGAATTAGTCAGGCCAAGTTTGCACGCCGTTGCAACTTGTCACCGGCTGCTATTTGTCGAATACTTGATGGCAACAGATATCCAACACCGGAAACTATGCGCCGGATTTTTTTGGCAACAGAAGGGCAGGTGAAACCAAATGACTTTTTTACCCAAAAAATGCGAGGAATGTAACGGCTCTGGCTGGGTGCGTGTACGCAGTAACTGGGATGAGGGCGATGTTGTGCCTGATCTCTGCCCTGATTGCCGTGGCACTGGTGAGTTTTATTTACAGCGTCCTGAGTTTTTTCAAGAGGCTGACATCGATGCGCAAGGCGCATTTAAATAAATACTGACGTGAGTATCACCGCTGGGAAGTGGCGAAAGCGTCAGAATAGTGGGGCCAGGAATGTACTGCGTCAGCGGCTAAACTTCTGGCCCCACGCCTCAAAGAGCATTTAAATAAAGGAGTATAAATATGTTACAATCCATCATCAGATTGTTTTTCCCCTCTCTTTCACAGCCTGCGGCAGAGCAACCAAGTGCAACACCACCGCGCATCGTAGAAAAAACAGCGCCAAAGAAAGCTGTTGCTAAAAAGCGTGGGCGTGGCAGACCTAAGAAAAAAGTGTAGTTTTTTGAAGTGTTTTGTTTGCGACGGTCAAGTAATCCATGGCGGCGATCATAGCTATGAAGATTACGGCATGGAAGGTGATGGTATAGTCTCAAATTTGCATTGTAGTGATTGTGGCAGGTTTTACTTGATGTACTCGCCAGAGGATGACGATGACCAAGATGCAGCGCAATAAAGGCAGTCAGTTTGAACGCTGGTGCTGCAATGAAATCAAGGACCATCTTGGCTATGAGAACGTGCGCAGGAACCTTTCACAATATCAAGAAAAGGGCGGCGCTGATATCCTGATACCGCATTGGTCTATTGAGTGTAAGCGGTATGCCACAGGGCCACATGGCGGCGCTGACGCATGGTGGCAGCAGGCTGTTAATGCTGCTGGCGACCTTTCTCCGCTATTAATCTATAAATATGACCGGCATGAGCCAGTGTGTAAGCTGTTTCTCTGCGACGTTAACAAAGAGTTTACCGGCACTGATGCAACGGTGCTGGTTTCTCTGCCAACTTGGTTCTACATTGTGCGCGAGGCTATCCCTTTCTGATGGGGTTGCCAGTCAATGCGATTCATGATATTAAGAATTTCTTAGCAAAGCCGCGCAGCATACTGCGCATTGCCGAGAAAGCAGCGCACTGCCTACATGCTTTCCTTTTATTTATATAAAAAAAGGCATGGCTTAGTGCAACGCACTGCACACATTGCTACGCGCAGCATTGCTAGGGATTTCCTCCCAGTCAAACTAAAAGAGGGGCTTACGCCCCTCTCTCTTTCTCTGCATAGTGATGCTTGGCATGGCAGTTGTGGCATAGCACAAAGCATTTTCGTAACTCTGCCACTATCGTTGACCATTTGTAGTGCGTTGCATTGCCAATGCTGAATAGCTTGTTGGTCTTGTGATGATGAAAACAAAGGCTTGCCGGATGTTTCTCTGCACACTGACAGCAACCATGCGCTGACTTTGCTAGGTCTAAGAATGCCTGTCTTTTGATGCGCACTTGTTTGTTGTCTACTGTAATGCGCTTCTTGCATCTGGCAAAGACTTCTGGTGATCTCCAATCCTCGCCGTTTTTGGACTTTTTGTTGTAGCCCCAAAAGACTTTTCCATCATCTCTGATGTCGCCATGCTTTAGCATTTGTCTGATCCTTTCTCTGCCGCCTCCTGCCGTGCCACATCTTCAGCGGTGGAAATTGCACCAGCCATACGCGACCAGCCATCATCAGGTTTGGAACTACCACTTGCACATATGTCGTATAATTTTGTCAGCGCGTCCAAAACTTCTTTTTTAGTCATAGCCTGTCGTGTGATTTTCATTTCTCTGATCCTTTCTCTGCTAGGCATCTAAGCAACAGCGCCACCGGTTGCGGTACCTTTCGCTTGCCTGTTTCATAATACCAAATGGCTTGCTCACTCACTCCAATGCGCTGCGCCATGGCTTTGATGGTAAGGCTTAGTCTCTGCCTTTCCTGTTTGAATTCCTGTGGTGTCATGATATACCTTTCTGGCTAGTGAAGGCAGGGGGTTTGCTGATCCTTTCCCCCTGCCTTTTTAGTTGGGGCGGGGCCGTTAGGCCGCCGCCTTTCTGAAATAACCGCCGCGCATAACAAGGTGCGGCTCGTATCGTGGGTGCATCGGAAGCCAAGCATAGGTTGCGTACTTCTTGCCGTTCTTCAGCACGTCAATCGTCACAAGCTTTTTGCGACGAAATTCGCCAGCCAAGCCCAAGTTCTGACAGTGCCATCTGTCAGCCTTGCTGCTGTAAATATATCTTTCCGCATCGTTCTTTGCCTCTGTGACCGTCGCAAACCCATCTTTGGTAATCACAACGTCATTGACTAAATCGCGGATTGTCAGGCTGTAGCCCTTCATTTTTCTGATCCTTTCTCTGTTAACGCCTGATTAGGTCTAGTGGTGTCATGCAGTCAGGATGCCCCCAGTCGTTTACCAATGCACAGCCTGTAAGCACGTTGTAAAGGCACCACATAATCAAGGCGTAGAAGCCTATAAATACCAGTGTTCCGATGATTGCCTTTGTCATGTTCTTTCCTCACCGATAATTTCTTTTACTGCATCCAGTCGTTGCCTTTCTCTCAAACCCTCCTCATAAGCGATAATTTGTTTTACTGCATCTAAAGCATCTTCATAAGCGCTGGTGGCTTCATCCTTCCGATCTACCACCAACATCAGCGCCATAAACTCAAGTTTAAACTTGGCCAGCTTGGCCTTTTCAATGGTTGTCATTGCTCTTGATCCTTTTCTAGTGAGTGATGAAAACAACAGGCTTTGACGCCTGCCAACACAAGCCACACGCGCCGCAGTCAGGCGCAAGCGTCTCTTCGTCTTTCTTGGCTAGCTTGCCGGTGGCTTTGCTAATTTGTGTGGGGCATTTGAAAGCCTGTTTATCTGTGACAAGCTGTGCCGACCTAGCGTCGTCATATGACAACGCGGCAAACTCTTGGCTGTAACTGCCAGAGAAACGCACAGCAAAGCGCATACCGCATTCATTGCGCAGGGTAAGCAAAGCCTGCCCTATGGCACGCTCTTGGCTGTCCGTCGCGTCTGGTTGGTTGGCCGTGTATCCATACACATGCAAGGCAGGAAACATGCCAAGCCATTTGGCCCATTGCGCGACATATGCAACGGAAAAGAAATCACCAAGCACATGCAAGCGCACTAAAAAGCCCTTTGGATATTTGGCCTGATAGAAAGCTAAATCAGCTTCTATCTGTGTAACCAGTGCATCGTCTGCTGCATAGCGTGTGGCGTTCATCATGTTGTTGCCATAGCAGTCTGCCCAATGGATGCAAGAGCGTGGGCAAGTGGCGCGTTCTTCCAGTGTCACGGTAAAGATAGGAAAGCCTGCTAGCTTGCCCTTGGAAACGCGCTTGCCTAACTTGGTGTTGGTGCTTTTCTTTACGACCCTTTCGCTTGCGGCCATGCCGTCGGCCACACTCTTGGCGCGTAGATCATGATAGACACTACGCCCAGCCATTACGGCCATTTGTGTTTTTGTCATTTGTTGCATTGTTGCTGATCCTTTTTTGTTAGTGTCTGATGGCCTCATCAGTGCCGGCGATACCGGCAGACATAGCGCGGGATTGCCGCGCCATGTTTCGGCCTAAAATTTGAAGATACCGCGCAGCGGGTCAGGCTCGCGATAAAGCGGGTTAGGCTCCCGCTGTACTGTCCAGCCCTTTTCCTTCCATCTCTTGATGCACTCTTTATACGCGTAGGCGCCGCCTATATAGCCTTCGCCGGTCAAGCCGTCTTCTTCCGGTGGCAAAAGCCAGCCCCAGCCTGTACGGTTCGATATCTCTCTTTTTTTACCGTCGCGGATTGCTACCGTAATCGTTTTGTTGCGTGTCTCTTTCATGTTCTGATCCTTTCTAAAACAGGGACAGTTGAAGCTCGGCGGCTGCCGGTGCTTGTGTAAAGAACCCTACCATTGGTTAGGTATAGACTGTCAACCCAAAAAATGATATTGAATAAATGTTTTTTTGCACGGCACGGCAAAGCACTCGTACAGGCGCATATATATAATGCATCGAATGCTCAAAATGAGGCATTGCAATCCGCCCGAAATATTTAGAATTGCATCTGGTTTTGTCGCTGTTGGGTGTTCCAGCACACACACAGCACAGACGATTACGCGCAGCAATGCCAGCGACACATTGCCAGCGCCGCACAGCAGCGACCCAGCGGGGGGGCAAAACAAAGGCATCGCCCCCGCGACGCGCGGCCACGGTCTATGTGTGTTAATTGCCCCATACCCACACACAGTCAGGAGGAAGCATGGCTAGGCTAACGCAGAGCAAGGCAGAGAGCGTTGCTGAGTTAGTGATGCAAGGGCATAGTCTTGTCAGTGCATGCAAAGAGGCGAAGATCAGCAGGTCAGTGCTGTATCAGAAGATGGGGGAGGATGCTGAGTTAAGTAATCTTATTCGTACAGCGCAGCAGCAGAGTGCGGAGAAGGCATTGGAGGATGTCGAGGTTATGTATCAGGATCAGCTAGAGGGGAAGAAGAAGTATGATCCTAATGTATTAAGGGATTATGCTTTGCATGTCAGGTGGAAGGTAGGCAAGGTTATGCCGGATCAGTATGGTGATGCGAAGAACCGTGCTGGTGTAGAGGTAAGTGACGGCACGGTGCGCATTGTTTGGGAGAGCGATGGTGCAGGTTAAGATCCCTTACAAGCCAAGAGACTTACAGGCAGAGATGCACACCAGCGTAAGGCGTTGGAACGTGCTGGTTATGCACCGTAGGTTTGGCAAGACGGTATGGGCTGTTAACCATCTTATTAGACATGCGCTGACTTGTGAGTTACCAAGGCCGCGGGTTGCGTTTGTGGCACCTACTTTTACGCAGGCCAAGCGTATCGCATGGGATTATGTGAAGTATTATGCGTCTGTGATCCCTGGCGTTAGTTTTAATGAGACAGAACTGCGTGTAGACTTTCCTAATGGCGGCAGGTTAATGCTGTTGTCTGCCGAGAATCCGGATAGTTTGAGGGGTATCTATCTTGATTTATGTGTATTCGATGAATTTGGCATGCAGAACCCACGGGTATGGGGGGAGGTTGTACGTCCTGCCCTGTCTGATAGGGAGGGTGCGGCTGTATTTCTAGGCACCCCAGCCGGACATAATCATTTTTTTGATCTATTGGAGCAGGCCAAGTCTGAAACGGCTAATGGTTCTGACCAGTGGTATCACAAGACCGTCAAAGCCTCTGAAAGCGGTCTGGTTAAGTCAGAGGAGTTAGACGCAGCAAAGGCGCAAATGACGCCGGAGCAGTACGAACAGGAGTATGAATGTTCGTTCACTGCTGCTATTATTGGCGCTTACTATGGAAAACTGCTGGCTGATGCTGATGATGCTGGAAGGATTACAAGGGTTCCGTATGATCCGGCTTATCCTGTGCATACAGCCTGGGATCTGGGTATAAATGATTCAACAGCTATATGGTTTGCTCAAATCTTCCGTGGCGGTTCTGTTCACATTATTGACTACTATGAGAATGGTGGTGTGGGGCTGGATCACTATGCTGAGATATTACGGCAGAAGGATTATCATTACGGCGATCACCTTGCTCCGCACGACATTGAAGTAAGAGAGCTTGGTAGCGGTAAGTCTAGGCTTGAGACTGCGTTTAGTCTCGGCATACGGTTTCGTGTTGTTCCAAAGATGAAAGTTGCTGACGGCATCAATGCCGCACGCATGATGATGCCTAAATGCTTATTTGATAGAGATAAGTGTAATGATGGCGTAGAGATGCTTAGACAGTATCGGCAGGAATGGGATGAACGCAAAAAAGTTTTCAGAGATCACCCGCGCCATGACTTCACGTCTCATGCTGCGGATGCATTTAGGTATTTGGCTGTTGGGTTGGAGAATAAACAAAATCTCACAAAGCCTCCGCAACAAATTGCGATGAATGAATACAATCCTTTTACGTTATGATAGTTGATCTGAACCATTATAAGACAGCTATGGCGATGATGACAGTAAGTGAGTATCATCAGGATTATACTGATAAAGACATTAAAGAGTTTATAGAGCCGCCACTATCATTAGGTAACTATTTGATTATACAGGATGAAGATGGGTTTCCGTTTGTTTTTGCGACATGGGCTTTTCCTGAGATGCACCACATTGACAGCTATATGCGTTATAGCAGGTTTCCGGCATCTGGTTTTCGCGGTTGCGGCGACAGCCCGTGGGTAATTGACTTCATAGCTTTTGGTGGTTTTCAGAGTATAAAAACTGCTTGCCGCTATTTAAAAGACACATTTGTTGAAATGGGCTATACTGACTGCTATTGGTTGCGTACAGAAACAGGAAAAGTTGGCTTTCACGCCTTGAAGGAGCATTGATATGGGATCAGGTGGTGGCACATCAGGCGGTTCAGATAATGTAGGGCCAGCTAGAGGTCGGGCAACAAGAACAACGCCGATCAATATAGCCAAACAAAAACGCGCAACAAACTTTATGACAGATCCTATTAGAATGCGTACTGGCACCGGTAGATTGCCATCTACGCCGCGTTCTACGGTGTCTGAGAAAGCGCGTGAGGTTGGTGTGCGCTACGACTCTGGTGGCAGTGCAACAATTATGAGGACAGCGCCTAGTGGCGAATTGGCTAGGCGTGGCGGGATAAGCCCCAGTGAAGTTTTGGCTACTATTGGTTCTAGTGGATACGGACAGGATGCCGCTGCAAGGCTGGCTGGCAGAACAGATGTCGATAGGCGGCAGCTTGGAAACTTGGCTATGAGGGCGAATGTTGGTCAACTTCCTTTTACGCCGCTAAACATTCTGGGCAAGCGCAGAGCAAAAACAATATTGGACACTTTGATTGAGGGCGGCACACCAGTTACAGGTCAGGCTGGGTTTATTCAAGGCGCTGTTGATACAAAGGGTCGATATGTGGGCAGGTCTGATGTAACGCCTTTGGTTACGCCAGAGGTTACACCAGAGGTTGTGCCTGACGATGCTGGCACAAGTGTCATTGGCACGCGTGGTCGCGGTGTGGGTGTTCCCAGACGCTTGCTAAGAGGTTTGCGCCTTGGTCAAGCGGCGCTTACAGAGCAAACTTTGCTACATTAGGAGTTTAGAATGTCTATGTTTACACCAAGAGTCACTATGCCACCACCACCGCCGCCACCAGAGCCGCCAGCAAGGGTAGACTATGCGCGTGCTGATGCTATGGCCTCAGAAGCCTTGAAGCAGGCTACAGGCAGGCGTAAGGGGCGTGGCGCTACAAGAGTAGCTGGTGCGCTGGGGGAAGAAGCAGTAACCGGACAAACCCCGACATTACTAGGTTAGGTAGCTGAAATGGACCCCATCAAAGAACTCGTCAATCGTTTCGATGATTTAGAAAGCCGTCGTGACAACTGGGATACGCATTATCAGGAGTTGGCAGATTATATGCTGCCGCGCAAGGCTGATATTGTGCGTAAACGCAGTCGCGGCGAAAAGCGTATGGAGAATATCTTTGATGGCACCGCATTACAGTCGGTAGACCTGCTGTCTGCCTCACTGCATGGCATGCTGACCAGTGGCGCTACGCCGTGGTTCCACCTTGCAATGAAAGACCCAGAGGTAGGACGCGATGACATGGTGCAACGCTGGCTGGAAGATAGCAGCAAGCGCATGATTAGAGCGTTTAACCACTCAAATTTTGAGACTGAAGTACACGAATTGTATGTAGATCTCGTTGTGTTCGGCACAGGTTGCATGTTCGTGGAGATGGATGGCGACAACTTGCGGTTTAGCACGCGCCACATTTCAGAGTTTTACGTTGCAGAAGACCAGTTTGGCTTGGTTGATACTGTGTTTCGTAAGTATAAGATACCCGCACGGCAAGCTGTGCAACGCTTTGGGCTGGAAAACGTAGGCAAGTTTATCCAGCGCACATTTGAAAAGAAACCAGATGAAGAGGTAACGCTGCTGCATGCTGTTCTGCCGCGTGATGAACGTGATCCCACGAAACGCGACAACAAGAACATGCCATTTGCATCGGTGTATATTTGTATGGAAACCAAGATGCCGGTAGCGATCAGCGGCTTCCAAGAGTTTCCGTACATTGTCCCGCGCTTTCTAAAGGCAACTGGTGAAGTGATGGGACGGTCACCTGCGATGGTGGCGTTGCCTGACGTTAAGATGTTGAATCTTATGTCAAAAACCATCATCCAAGCTGCGCAGAAACAAATAGATCCTCCTCTGCTTGTTCCTGACGACGGGTTTCTTCTCCCTATCCGTACCCAGCCAGGTGGCCTTAACTTCTTTAGGAGTGGCACAAGGGATACCATTACGCCGCTTAACACTGGCGCAAACATCCCTATCGGCTTGCAGATGGAAGACCAGCGTCGTGGCGCTATCCGTTCTGCGTTCTATGTAGACCAATTACTATCTGCACAGACGCCTAACATGACGGCTACTGAGGTAGTGCAGCGTCAGGAAGAGCGTATGCGCGTTATAGGGCCGGTTCTGGGGCGTCTGATGAACGAGATGTTACGTCCTATGATAGACCGTGTATTTGCGCTGATGCTGCGCAATGACATGCTTGCGGTGCCACCGGATATATTGCAGGGCAGGGATGTGGACATTGATTATGTATCGCCACTTGCACGCGCACAGAAGTCTAGCAGTCTGAATGGTACGATGAAGGCTCTTGAGATTTTGCTGCCGCTTGCGCAATCGCTGCCAGTTGGCGACCACCTTAACCCAGATGGTTTGGTAAATCATGTTGTGGATTCGCTTGGCGTACCAAAGGATGTGCTATTCCCGCAAGCGCAAGTTGAGCAAACACGTCAGCAACGCGCTACGGCAGAGCAAGAACAGATGCAACGTCAACAGGACACAGAAGACGTTTACACGGCTGCACAGGCGGCACAGGCGGTAAGGATGGTTAGCGATGGCAGTGGAAGTTAAGAAGCTGCGAGAGATGTACAGAGGCGTCTTTAGCGAACACGCTGGCGAACAGGTACTAAGGGATCTTGAGGCACGCTGTAACTGGCGTGCTTCAAGCTATGTGGCGGGAGATGCAAATGCCACAGCGTTTGAGGAAGGGAAACGTGCAGTAATCCTTCATATTCACAACATGATGAGTGAGGAATAAATGTCAGAACAAGTGGCTGAACAGGTAGCCCAGCCTGATGCTGCGCCGATTGAAACACCGGCAGAGGTAGCACAAGGCGGGTCTGGTAACGACTTCTTGACCATGATACCAGAAGACATCCGTGAACACCCCAGCTTTGGGCCTATCAAGGATGTTGAAAACCTAGCGCGTTCTTATGTTAACGCACAAAGACTTATTGGTTCGGAAAAAATTCCGTTGCCAATTAACCCAACAGATGAAGATCTTGACAACATTTATGGCAGGCTTGGTCGCCCAGAAGCGCCAGATGGTTACGAGATCAAAGCAGACGGCAACGTAATTACAGAAGATGTTGCAAGTCAATACGCTGAGATTGCTCACAAATTACGTCTTACGCCAGATCAGGCGCAGGGCGTTCTTGAGTATTATCGCTCTACTGTGTCCAACTCTGCGGAACAAATGCAGCAGGCGGTGGCAGACCAAGCGTCTAGCACTGAAGCTGAACTGCGTCGTGAGTGGGGCAACAACTACGATGCCAAGCTGAATGCTGCATCTGGTGTTGCGCGTGAGTTTGCTGGCAGTGATGTCTTGGACATGCAGTTGTCAGATGGCACGCTTGTTGGCAATCACCCTGCGTTCATCAAGGCTTTTGCAGCTATGGCAGACTTCAAGTCTACCGTGACTAGCGAAGACAGCATTGATGGTGCGTCAGCAAACTACAACATGACGCCGAAACAAGCACAGGCTGAGATTGACGCAATCATGAATGATAAAAGCCATGCGTATTGGGACAGTAAGAATGTCACTGCACGGCAGAATGCCATCAATCATGTTCAAGAATTAATGAGCATGATCCATGACAGATGAGGAGCGAATTGAACTGCGTTTAGAGTGTCTTAGGATAGCGATTGAATTTGGCACGCAACGTGATATTATGAATCCATCCCACATGGCACAAATGTACTATGATTGGGTGGTACAGGGTAGCGGTGAAAGCCGTCCTGATGACAGCCGGAAAGACGGCGGCTTGACGCCAGCCAAAAAGGCTAGGAGTGTCCGCAAGGGTAGCACACCGCAAATTGCCAAAATGTAACTGTAGTTAGGAGGTAGGCTAATGTCTACACAAGTCACTACGGCATTTGTGCAACAGTATTCTGCAAACGTGCAGATGCTTTCACAGCAGATGGGTTCCCGTTTGCGTGATGCGGTTCGCGTTGAGAATGTTGTTGGTAAAAATGCCTTTATCGACCAGATCGGTTCGGCTACTGCTGCCTTGCGCACCAGCCGCCATGCCGATACTCCCCAGATGGACACGCCCCATGACAGGCGTCGTCTGAGCCTTGCGGACTATGAGTACGCAGATCTCGTTGACGACCAAGACAAGGTGCGGATGCTCATCGATCCGACTTCTTCTTATGCACGCGCTGCTGCCGCAGCAATGGGTCGTGCAATGGATGATGTCATCATCACTGCTGCAACAGGCACTGCAAGTACCGGCGAAACTGGTTCTGGCAGCGCATCGCTTGACGCAACAGCAAACTCGGTTGGTTCCGCATCGTCTAACGATGGCCTGACCCTTGCCAAGCTGCGTGAAGCAAAGCGTAAGATGGATCTCAACGACGTTGATCCGTCCATCCCGCGTTACATTGCAGTAGGCCCGAAACAGATTGAAGATCTTCTTGGCGACACAACAGTCACCAGCAGCGACTTCAACACTGTCAAGGCACTCGTACAAGGTGAACTGGATACTTTCATGGGCTTCCGCTTCATCATGTCCAACCGTCTGTCCGTAGACTCTAACGATATTCGTAAGTGTTTTGCTTGGGCAGAAGATGGTCTGACTCTTGGTATTGGCAAGGACATCAGCGCACGCATTGATGAACGCGCCGACAAGGGATACGCAACTCAAGTCTATTACTGCATGAGCATCGGATCGGTGCGCATGGAGGAAGACAAGGTTGTTCAGATCTTCTGTGACGAAACCCCAGACTAAGAGGAGAGATGAATCATGACGACCAAAAACTCGACTCTTGTAGCTAACTTTGAAGCTTCACCACAGGTCTTCAGTGACTCGCATGAGTTGCATGGCGTCCTGCGTGTGGCACAGGGTTCAATCGCGCTTGCAGCAGGTGACAGCACTGACGATGATATCGTGATGCTGACGCCTTTGCCAACCAACTCATCCATCACCGCCTTGCAGGTGGCGACTGATGCTTTGGGCGGTAGTTGCACGTTCAACGTAGGTTTGTACCAGACAGACGGCACAGTTATAGATGAAGATCTATATGCAACGTCCGTTGCTGATGGCACAACTGCTGTTGCGGATGTCCGCACTGAGGCTGCTGATATTAACACTATTGGTCAGCAGCTTTGGCAAGACGCTGGCGCTAGTAGCGATCCAGGTGGATACTACTATGTAGCTGCAACTTTCAATGCAACTGGTGGCACTGGCGGCGATATGTCGTTCATCATCCACTATGTTGTGAACTAACATAGAGGGGGCGGTGCGCCGCCCCTTCTACTTATTGAGAGGTGTGTGATGCCGTCTGTCGTTGATATCTGTAACGAAGCTATGGATCTGCTCGGTGCAGATACGATTACGTCACTCACTGAAAATTCCAAAGAAGCACGTTTGTGTAACAGGCGGTTTGATACAGTAAGAGATACTGTTTTACGTTCACATAACTGGAACTGTGCTATTTCAAGGGCAACACTTGCACAAGATGCAACTGCGCCATCTTTTGGTTTTACATACCAGTATACGCTGCCAACCAATCCTTTTTGTTTGCGTGTCATTTCCTTCTGGAATGCAGAGGTAAACAATGAAGTGGCGGCTTATAACAGTAATAAGATGTTTAAGATCGAAGGCCGCAAAGTGCTTTCCAACGAAAGTTCATGCAGCATTATTTATGTAGCTAGAGTTACGGATACGGAAACCTTAGATAGCCTTTGTTCAAGCGTCATAGCGCATAGATTGGCTAGTGAAACTGCGTATGCAATCACTGGCAGCAATAGCGTTGCGCAAGCAACATTTCAGTTATACCAGCAACGCCTTAACGAAGCGCGTGGTATGGATGCCGTAGAAGGTTATCCAGAAAGAATCGAAGCTGACGAGTTTGTAGATGTAAGGCTATAACATGGCGCGTGTTTCTACTATTATAACCAACTTTCGCGCCGGAGAGTTTTCGCCCCGTCTTGAAGGTCGTATAGACCTACAGAAATACAATGAGGCGGCAAAAGAACTAACCAACATGGTAAGTTTTCCGCAGGGTGGCATCACACGCCGCCCTGGATCTTACTACGCGGGTGCATCAAAGGATGGCGGCAAAGTCAGGCTGGTAAACTTTGAGTACAGCGACGAACAGGCGTATGTGCTGGAGTTTGGTGCCAACTACATCCGGTTCTTCAAAGATGGCGGCATTCTAACAGAAGCTACCAAAACCATTACGGGAGCAACGGCGGCAAACCCTGTTGTGGTAACGGCAAGTTCTCACGGGTATGACAACGGGGATCGTGTCTTTATCAAAGATGTTGTTGGGATGACCCAACTAAACAATCGTGAATTTACAGTAGCCAACAAAACTACTAACACTTTTGAGTTATCAGGAATTAATGGCAGTGGTTTTACAGCATACAGTAGCGCAGGAACATCTGGTAAAATTGTAGAAGTAACAACCACTTACTCGGTTACAGAAATTTTTGAGTTAAATCATGTGCAGTCTGCTGATGTGCTGTATCTTGCGCACAAAGACCATGAGCCAGCCAAGCTGACACGCACAACGGCTACTAGCTTTACTTTGGCTGATATAGATTTTATCGACGGGCCATACCTAGATGAAAACACAACGACAACCACTATTTATGCGTCAGCTAATACTGGCAGTGGCATTACCATAACGGCGTCTGCAAGTGTGTTTGCATCTGCTGATGTGGGGCGTTTGATCAGGTTGCGTGAGGTTATTGAGGTTCAGCACGACGAATGGGCGGCAAGCACCAGTTACGCGCAAAATGATTTAGTTCGATTTGGCAATAATGTTTATAAAAAAACAGATAGTGGCTCAGATACTTCTGGGTCTTCACCGCCTGTACACCTTTCTGGCTCTGAAACATATGGCGCGATAACTTGGGCATATCAGCATAGCGGTTCTGGTTATTTGCAAATCACAGGCTATACCAGCGCAACAGTTGTAACAGCTACTTTTAAAAATGCCGATGGCGTTTTGCCAGCAAGTGTCGTTGGCAGCGGCACACCGACAACCCGTTGGTCATTAGGCGCGTTTGATGGCGACCAAAAGTTCCCGCGTGCTGTAGCATTTTATGAAGAGCGTCTGTACTTTGCTGGCACCATAGGTCAGCCACAGACCATCTTTGGGTCGGTAAGTGCTGACTTTGAGAACCACACACCAGGCACTAATGATGACGATGCTATTAACATTACTATTGCCTCAGATCGTGTCAATGTAATCAAGCACTTACTGCCAGCGCGGTTTCTTCAGATCCTAACTACAAGTTCTGAGTTTACGCTGTCTGGTGGCACTGGCGCAGAGCCTGTAACGCCTACTAACGTAAACGTCTTGCGTGAGACTACGTTTGGCACATCTAACATTCGGCCAGTGCGTGCTGGCAATAGCACAATCTTGTTGCAGAAGGGTTCTGAACGGGTCAAAGAGATCACGTTTGATCTGGATACTGATGGCTTGCTGGGCGTGGATTTAACTATTCTGGCAGAGCATGTGGCTAGTGGTGGCCTAACAGACATGGTTTGGCAGCAGGAGCCAGAGTTAATTTTGTGGTTTGTGCATAGTGATGGCACCCTTGTAGGGCTTACCTATGACCGCGCTAATGGCGCTGTAGGCTGGCATCAGCATCCGTTAGGCAGTAGTGGTATTGTTGAAAGCATCACGTCAATCCCAAGCGGTGCAGAAGATCAGGTGTATGTTTCTGTAAAGAGGACAATCAACAGTTCTGTTGTGCGCCACATCTGTTATTTGAAGCCCATTGATTTTGGTTCTGATATCGAAGATGCGTTTTTTGTAGATAGTGGCCTTACCTATACTGGCTCTGACACAACAAGCATTACTGGTCTAAATCACCTAGAGGGTGAAACTGTGCAGATACTGGCAGATGGGTCTACACATCCAGATAAAACTGTTTCTGGTGGCGCAATCACTCTTGAGCGTAGTGCTGGCAAAGTGCATGTAGGTTACAATTACAATTCATTTGTTGAAACCTTGCGCTTAGAAGCTGGCGCAGAAGATGGTGTTTCCCAAGGTAAAATTAAAAGAATACATGGTGTTACGGTAAGGTTGCTTAATAGCGTGGGCGTTGAACTTGGCCCCGACACAAATAATCTTGACCGTATACCGTTCCGCGACAGCAGTATGGCAATGGATACAGCCGTGCCTATGTTTACAGGCGATAAAGAAATTTCGTTTCCATCAGGTTACGACAATGATGCGCGGGTGGTGGTACAGCAGTCCCAGCCATTGCCCATGACTATCCTTGCAGTTATGAGGAGGTCAAACACGTTTGATGCTTAGATTTTTGCCGTTTGCTCAAGATCATGTGCAGCATATTAAGTTAATGTTTGATCTTTCTGAGGATGGTCGAAAAGCATTAGTTGAGCATAAAGATATAAGGGGCTACACACTTTTTGAGGAAGATGTTGTGCTTGGAATTGGTGGCGTACACAACATATGGCAGGGCGTAGGTGAAGCGTGGTTGTTGCTAGGCAGGGAAGCGTTTGCGCGGCCCAAGACTGTAGCGCGACATACGGTATATATGTTTGCGCATATGCAGGAAGAGTATGAGTATCAGCGCATTCAAGCAAGCATCGCAGTAAAGGATGTAAAGGCCAAAAGGTTTGCAGAATGGCTTGGTTTTGAAAATGAGGGTATAATGAGGAAATATGGGCCTGATGGCTCAGATTACTATCGTTATGCAAGGGTGATGTGATGAATCCAATGACGATTGCAGCAGGGGCGTCAGCAGCCAGCGCATTCCTTGGGTTCAAGGGCAACCAAGCATCAGCGCGTGCAGCGGAGCAAACAGCAGAATACAACGCAAAGCTGCGTGAAAATGAAGCTGTTTTGTTGCAGCGTGCAAAAATTGACCAAGAGGCTAATCTGCGTCGGTCAAATGACCGCCTCACTGCCTCCCAGACAGTGGCTACGGCAAAGTCTGGCATTGAAATGTCGGGCAGCCCGTATCTTGCTTTGGCCGATAGTTACTTTGCTATGGAGCGTGATGCACTGCGCATCCAATACGCATCTGACATCGAACAAGCCGATGCAATGGCAGAGGCGGCTATGAGCCGCGCCAGTGGCGCAGCGCGTGCATCAGGCTTTAGAACAGCGTCTTATGTAAGTTTGCTAAACGGCGCTAGTGCAGTGGCTGGAATGCAGCAACAACAAGATTTCTTTGCACTGCAAGATCAATACAGACAGAAAACATTATCGAGTTAGACATGCCAAAAATCCCGTTGTACGCACAAGGCCAAGGAACCGCAGTAGAGCTTGCCACAGGGCGGCTTGGGCCTAAAGCGACTAGCGCAGCGTTTGAAGCGCCTGGGCAGGCTGTAGCGCGTGCTGGAGAGGCTTTAGGCAAGGCTGGCACCTCTTACGCTCAAAACGCTATGAGGTTTGAAGACGCGCGTAAAAAACTGGAATTTGATTTCCAGATGAAACAAAAGCAAGAGCAAACTCGGAATTTAATTAAGAAATATGAGGCGGCGGTGTTTGCTCAAAGCCAAGATTATATTTTGAGGAATACTGAATCGGATCCTTTCAAAGCAGCAGAGAATCTTGCAAGAGATATTTACACCCCTTTGACTTCTGAAATAGATACTCTTGATGTAACGGACAGTCAAAAAACGGCAATTAAAGGCGCTGTTTTTAGTAAGTTTGCTTATCAACATGCCGACATAAAAAAGTCTGCGCACAATCTTGGCACTTTGCAAGGTGGGCAAACCACAAACGATAGTCTTGAGGTTGGCCTTACAGAAGCTGGCACTGCATCAGAGGTAAGCGATTTGTTTGGCATTGTGTCGCGTATGAAGCAAGAAATCCGCGAAGGAAACATTGCGGGACAGCGCGGTATTGCTTACTCCGAAAAAACCATACAGAAAGAGGCGTATCTGCGTTTTTTTTCTAACGGCATAGCTAACTCTGACAGTTTTACAACCTTGCAAAAACAACGCGACTTAATTGACTCGGTGCCAGACATGGCAGAGTCCACCAAAAAGACGCTTGAGGGTTTGATCTCTGGCAGAGAGGCTGACATTAAGGCGGGCATACAAGACAACATTCTCGGCACGTTGCTGACCGCTAATCTTACAGCGGAAGAAGCAGAAGCGGCTTTGCAACAGTTGCGCACCGAAGGCAGTCAAATGATTACGATTGCGCGTGCCGATGGCGAAGACGACATCATCATCGACTACGCTGGTGCCGGTAACAAATTTCTTACAGGTGTAGCTAGCAAGTTTGAGCAGCAGTACAAAACGCTGCAAGCGCAAGCTAACAAGGATCTCGTTGATGAGATTTATCCAACTATTGCTGAGATGGATCGTGAAGATTTGACCACACTAAAAAGTGAAGCCGAAACTTTAACCGGCAGGTTTTCTGGCGCAGATCGCACGGTAGCACAAATCTTGCTGGGTGATGTAACAAGGCGTCTTGATGTCATGGACGCAGAACTTTCTGCGGGAATAAAGGCAGACACTGACGCAATCGAAAGAAAGATAGTCAGTGGCGGCGGTGTGATTGATGAGTCAACGCAAAGTATGATTGATAGCGTTGATACAAGGTTGCAGCTACTTAGCCCAGAAAATGACGTTCCTCGACAGGCATTTAACGAGACAATGGATGGCCTGAGACAAGCTGGCGTTTTGTATTCATCTGTGAAGTATGGCAGCCCAGCCGACCTTGCCGCAGTAAGAAGATCAATTAAGGATGAAATGAGTGCCGCTGATACGCCAGAGGCAGTGCGGATAATTGAAACAAAGCGCAAGCATTTTGAAGCTATGGTGGACGCAAGAGCATCGCAGCTTGCAAGCGACCCTGTGAAGTTTATACAAGAAGATCGCGCAGACCAAAATTTGGAAGCAGCCAGCACTGCACAACTTATTGATTTGCAACGCAAAATGGGCATTGCTGATGTAGACATTCGTGTTGCATCTAACGATCAAATTGATGCTTTCCAGGGGCAGTTCAAAGACCCTAGCTTGTCTTACAATGACAAATCTAAGTTGGGCATATCGTTCATTACATCGTTTGGCGTTGAGAACGAAGGCCGCGTCATGCGCAACCTTATGAGCCAAGGCGTCCTGACGCTGGCTGATACATGGATTATTGCCAACCCCGGCAACGCTGGTGGCTTTGATATTGAGGCTGCAAACCGTCCCGGCATTGTGAAAGAACTGAAGGCTGCTATCGGCACCTCTAGATACAATGAAATTATGCAAGAGGTCATGGTTCAGAACGCTGAGTATTCCGGCAGCATTGTGGGTGGTGCCTCTGATACCTTTATGTCTCGCGGTGCTACTGGCTCTCGCATGCTGCATGTGACAGCTATGAATACCATGATCCAAAACACCGCTGCTTACTACATGAGTACAGGTGAAGAAGACGTATCTGCGGCAGTTGAAAGGGCAGTCAATACTGTTGTGAACACTCAATTTGCTTTTGATGAGGTCAATGGCAAACCGTTTAGAATGCTCAAAGGATTAGAGGGCGTGGCATCTGAGGTTGGAGATGTTTTACAATTTTTTGTAGACGACGATCAAATCAGAAGCCAAATCGTTGGGTTCGCCGAAATACCGCCAACTGGCGACCCTAGCATTGATGGCAAACAAAAATACAAAGAGGATTTAGCTAATGCGTATTGGGTGACGACATCAGATCACAAAAGCGTGTACTTAGTTGATCAGACCGGCAACATGGTAAAGCGTCGGATTGACCCCGGCCCAACAGCCATCTCGCCTTCTGAGGCGTTTGTCACAGTCAAGTTGTCTGATTTGGTGCCTGTTATCAAAAGTATTGAAAGCGTTACTAATTTGCTTGGCGGGACACAACATAAAGATAAGGGCATTATGAGAAGGGCGTTTAAGTAGTGGTAGACTTCTACGTTCCAGAACAACAGTACGACCAAAGTGCTTTCGATAGCTATTTCGACATATCGAAGGCCGGCACCCTTGATGTGCTTGGCGCTACGCTGGACGAGACGCTGTACTACAACCCTCTCAGCGCACTTAATCGCACGTTTGACCAGTATTTAGGGCCAGGTGCCAACGGCAAGCGTCTATCTACTGACGAGTATCGTGATAGCCAATACTACCGTGAAGGCATTGAGGTAGATGAAAACGGCATCACTGAAGGCTTGGCTAAATTATTTGCAGAACGCCATGATCGTCGCGCTAACTTTAGGTTTACGTTGAATAGATCACGCGGAGGCTTTGGCCTCGGCGCAGCGCAGTTTGGCACTATGTTGGCTGGCTCTGTGCTTGACCCTCTCAATATTGCGTCAGCCTTTATACCGGCTGTTGGTCAGGCGCGTATGGCGACTATGGCAGCTAGATTTGGCAAAAGCGGAAGCAGATTGATGGCCGGCGCCATAGACGGCGCTGTAGGCGCGGTTGCGATTGAGCCATTTGTTATTGGTCAGGCGTATCTTGAGCAAGATGCTGACTACGGCCTGATGGACAGTTTCTTAAATGTCACTTTCGGATCTATTCTGGGTGGCGGATTGCATGTCGGCTTTGGCAAGATTTCGGATCGAATTGAAAAAAGCGCAGTCAGCCAAGAGGCTTTGGCGCGTGCAGTAGCGCAAGCAGTGACTGACCAACCTATTACGGCAGGTCGCCTAGTTGAGCAGCAAGAAGCCGCGCTAGACGCAGACATCATCGCTAAGGCAAACGAAAGGCTGGCAAAAGATCGAACTGTTAGGGCGGTAGAGCGTAGGTTTGACCCTAAGACTGGAGACATGATTGAGGAGTCGGTAACTCGCGTAGAGGAGCCGCCTACACAGGCACGCCGTAAGGGCAAGTCTCGTCCACCGCAACTGCGTGTGAAAGAGCCTAAAACGCTTATACAATGGATTAGGGCCAATGGCGGGATAGACCCAGAAAGTCAGGGTGCCACTGATCTCAAAGAAGTAATACCTGCGGCAAAAGCTGGCAAGTTTTATGTAAGCGCCGCAAAAGGCGGCAAATCTGTAGATGATATGCTCACGGCTGCGCGTGAGGAAGGTTATCTGCCATCAGAAATTGAGGGTGTGCCTGACGAAATCGGCATCAATGATCTGATTGACGCTGTGCGCGAAGATAAAGCTGGCAACAAACAATATTCTGCGGCAGATCAGGAAGCCGTAGATGAGTTTCGTGCAGCGCAAGAAACCATAGATTTTTTAGATCGTCGCGGTATTGACCCTACTGGCATGACAGATCAAGAACTTGATCGTGTTATAGCAGATAGCGAGTTGCTTGAGTATAACCAGAACGCAAGCGTTGGTGAGGTGAGGCGTGACGTTGAGCCGTCTTCACTAGAAGGTTCACCGCTTACACAACAAGAGTCCCTAAACGCTCAGAATGAGGCGCAGATCCAAAACTACAATCTTGGCGTTGATGCTGACCAAAAAGCCAAACTAGACGAGATGGATGAAGCTGGCATGGATCTTACGATCCAAGAGTTTCAAGAAACGGTAGATGAGATTGCGTTGCTTGAGCAAGATATTGAAACATTGCGTGCTGACATAGACATCCCCGCTGACATGGATGAGGACATTAGAATTGCAGATGAGGCCATGCGCCGCGCATCAGACTATATGGAAGAGGCAGCAAGAACAGCAGCAGTCTGCGTCAATAGAAATGGCAGAGGTGTGGCATGAGCATTAAAGTTTGCGCGGCAGAACTACGCAAGATTGCCCAAGATAAAGATATCGCAGTTGCGCAGGATGAGATTGATTCCATTCTCAAGATTATGCAGGACAAGATTGATCGTCGTGGCGGTGTTTACGGCGATAGTGAACTTGGCGAACTTATTAAAGAAGCGAAAGATCTTGCGCAAAGGGCAAAGATTGAAGCCGCAATACAGAAGCGCAACCGCCTCATTAACGCTCGTGCTTACGCTACCGTTATGACTGCGCTACGTCAGGAGCCTAATGATCCCGGCAAGGCTTTGTCTGCCATACTGGTGGGTGACGCTAGGCGTGGGCTGTACAGCGTAGATGCAAAACAGCGTTCTATCTTCCTTGACCACAGCGGTGCTTTGGTAGCTGAGTTGAAGCGCAACGATTTGTTAGACATCTTCCGCTCTAACGAACTTGACGAAAAGATCTATCAAGAAATGTTTGACGGCCTCGGCACCAGTGGCAGCGTAGAGGCAAGGCAGATTGCCGAAGCTATCAAGAAAGTGCAAAAGCGGCTGCTTGATCGTAAGAACCGCAACGGCGCTAACATTGGTGAGTTAGAAAACTATGTAGTGCGTCAGCACCATGATCCTTTGTTGATACGCGGCAAAGGCACAGAAGAAGACAAGCAAGAGTGGATTACTTTTGTGTCTGAGAATATGGACATCGAAAAAACATTGGCTAACAAGCCCGATGACATGACAGAGGTAGAGTTTCTTGGCTCTATGTATGACAATCTCGTCAGCGGGAATCACATGAAAGCTGATGGCGTTGGTGGTGTTGGGGGTGCGCAGCCAGAGTTTAAGGGGCCGATGAACCTTGCCAAGCGCCTTAGTGCGCAGCGTATCATTCATTTCAAAAACGGTCAGTCTGCACTGGCGTATGCTAACAAATACAGCCGCATGAAGCTGTCAGAAGCTGTGTATCAAGGCATCTCGCATGATGCACAGGCTATTGGCTTGCTTGAGACTTTTGGCACGAACCCCAAGGCAATGTTTGACAAGATTGTGTCAGAGATTAAGCCAAAGGGAGTGGCAAAGCCTATCAAGGAGGGCAGGTTGCGCAACCAGTTTGCAGAACTGGACGGCACTACTCGCGCGTTAGGTGCCACTCAGCCCATCCTCAACACCAGCGTTACTTACGCTGGCATTGCTGCTGGCTTTCGCATGGTGCAATCTATGGCAAAGCTAGGATTTGCTACTATTTCGTCGTTTTCTGACATTGCGACTAAGGCAGCATTTATCAACGCCAACACGCAGCGCAACGTCTTTGGCTCTTACGCTGTGGCTTTGCGTGATACGTTCCGCATGTTCAACAGCGATCAACAGAAAGAACTGGCCTACCTGCTTAGTGTGGGTGTCGAAAACGAGTTAGCTGACGTTCATGCTAGGTTTGGCGCTAACGATAGCGGCCCCGGCATGATATCCAAAGCACACCAGTTGTATTTTAAATTGAACGGCATGCAGTGGTGGAACAGCACCCAAAAGGTTGGCATTGCTCGTATGCTTTCGGCTGATCTTGCCAACTACTCAGGAAAAGCCTTTGACCAAATACCTGCGGAAACCCGCAGACTGCTTAGTCTGTATAACATAAATGAAGCTGAATGGTCGTTGTTCCGTGGCATGGACATGAAAGCTGTTGATGGCCGCAACTATTTGGTGCCGGACATTGCTGATGAGATCCCTGTTGAAAAGATTGACCCTTTGATTGCAGAGCGTACAGGTCAGCTTGATGTAACTGATAAGATGCGTCAGCAGTTTCGGGATGATCTGCGTAGCAGGATTGCAGCATATTATGCAGACAGTGCGGATGTAGCGATTCCAACGCCGGGTGCTAGAGAACGTGCGATTATGAACCAAGGGTTGCCACGCGGCACAATAGCTGGTGAGGCAATTCGTATGATTATGCAGCTCAAAGGTTTCCCAATTACCTATGTGACCAAGGGATTGGGCCGACAAAAAGCTATGTCAGGTTATTATGGCATTGCCAAAATGATGGTAGGCACCACGATGATGGGCTACTTATCTGTGTCTCTCAAAGACATTCTTAAAGGCAAAGAGCCTATGGAGGTTTTCAGCGACGACTACACTCTGAACAAGGATCTTTTGTTCCGTGCGTTTACGCAGGGTGGCGGCGCTGGCATCTACGGTGATTTTATTTTTGGCGAGTTTAACAGGTACGGGCAAGGCCCACTGGAAACGCTTGCTGGCCCAACTTTCGGAACAGCGGCAGATGTACTTAAAATATACGGCAAATTTAGAAGCGGTGACGATGCCGCGGCTGAAACTGTGCGTTTGGCTTTCCGCAACATACCCGGCGCAAACCTATTCTATGCCAAACTGGCTATAGACTATTTGTTTATGTACGAACTTACAGAGTTCGCAAACCCAGGTTACTTCAAGCGCTTGGAACGCCGCATGAAAAAAGACACTGGGCAGGAGTTTTACTTTCCGCCATCGCAGTATGTACGATAGTGTGAAAATAGGGTATAAATACCTCAAGGAGCAAGGGCATGACGGTTAGCAGCACCACTACAAAAAGTTCGCATTCGGGAAATGGTGTTCTCGACACCTTTGCCTATGCCTTCAAAATCTTTGCAGACGATGACTTGGTTGTTATCATCCGCACCAACTCTACTGGTGCTGAAGCCACTAAGACAAAGACAACGCATTATACGGTTACAGGTGTTGGCAGCGCGTCTGGTGGCAACGTCGTATTTACCAGCGGCAACATTCCGGCGTCAGGCGAAACTGTTGTTATCAAAAGAAATTTAACCCTTACGCAAGCTACCGATTATGTAGCCAATGACCCGTTCCCTGCCGATAGTCACGAAGATGCGCTTGATCGTTTGACCATGATTGCGCAACAGCAACAAGAGGTGTTTGACCGTGCTGTTGTTTTGCCGGAGACAGATACGGCGTCAACAACAATTCCAGACTCTGTAACCCGTGCTAGCAAATATCTGGCTTTCAATTCTAGTGGCGATTTTATAGCGGCGGCAGGAACGGCTGATGTAACGCCCATTAGTTCTGCGATGGAACCAGTAGTAGAAGCATCTACTTTAGCGGCTGGGCGAACCGCATTGTTAAGCGGCACAAACTTGTCAGTGAACACGTCCAACACTATTACCACAACTAACACCAACGGCGACTTAACTTTGACGCCTAACGGCACTGGAACCGTGATTGTCAGCACTGACCTAGATGTCGATAACATTAATATCAATGCCAATACTATCAGCAGCACTAACACCAACGGCGATATAACGCTAGACCCCAACGGCACTGGCAATGTTGCGATCGCAGGACCAATTACTTGTGGTTATATTGCGTCAACCATATCTGACCACACCAACCTTACACTTATATCTACAAACGCAGATGCAGCCGCTGGACCTAGAATGGAGTTTAAAAGAAACTCTGCTAGTCCAGCCGATTCAGATGTTTGTGGCGAAATCTCATTTCAGGCCAAAAATGATGCTGATGAATATGTAGTGATCAATAATATCAAAGCCTCTATTGCCGATGTAACTGACGGCACAGAAGATGGCTTACTTAAAATACGCACAATGCAAAACGGCACGATGGTTGAGTCAATAAGTATGTACGATTACCAAACAGTCTTCAATGGCGATGGTAAAGACATAGACTTCCGTATCGACGGCAGCAATGCAATCGGCACCCACGTTTTCTTTATGCAAGCAAGTGATGGCCATATCGGAATACAAACCGACACGCCGCAGCATCCGTTAGATGTGCGTGCAAGTTTTGACGGTTATATGATGCAGATTTTTAACGATGGCAATCATGTTAACCGCTATGGTTTGAAAATACAATGTGGCGCAGATAGTGGCAACCAAGTATTTGCAGCCTTTGAGGATGGTGACGGCAATTCTCATGGTAGCATACAAGGTTCTAGCGGCACAGTTTCATACAATACATTTACGGCTGGCCACCCCGCTACCTTGCCATCAAGCGATACTGCTGCGGGATATCCCTACGGCACACTGGTTGAAACAGTAGGCATTTCATATGCTACTAATTCAAGTGGTGACGCCCTTCGTAGCGCAATTATTTACAACGTACAGAAATCATCCTCTGCAAATAGTAAGTCTGTCTTGGGGGCTTACGCATCAAAAGACAATGTAAACGACGGTCAGCATATCATTTATGTGCTGGGCGACGGCCACATCCTTTGCAACAACTCCGGTGGTAACATTGCAGTCGGTGACGGTATATGCACATCCGCAACGGCTGGCATTGGCCAAAAGGCAACTGCAAGTCCAAGTATGATCATCGGTATCGCGCAAGAAGCTGTGACCTTCGCCAGCGGCAGCGAAACAAAGTTGGTTGCAGTGCAGTATGGCCTGCAACAATTTACTCCTTGGTCTTAAAATAGCCGGTTAGATAAACTATGACTGTTAGTGCAGGCTCTGCAACGTACAAACTTTACACGGGCGACGGCAGCACGCATGTTTTTGCTTACACGTTTCGTATTTTTAAAGAGACAGAACTACTTGTTTTAATTAGAAATAATACAACCGGCGCTATACATATAGCAACAGACAATGCGCGTAGCGGCAGCTATGATCCTGACACGCATGTCGGTGGCCAAGGTTTGAATACAGCTTATATTCTGTCTGGCGTAGATTCGGCTAGTGGCGGCAATGTAACATTCAAGTACGATACGGGCAGCCCATCAGACGCGCATTATAGTGGCACAGATTACAGGCCGCAATCTGGTGAAAGCGTCATTATTATCAGGTTGCCAACGGTAAGCCAGGAAACAGATTATGTAGTGGGCGGTGCCTTTCCTGCCGAGTCGCATGAAGATGCACTTGATAAGCTGACATTCCATGTGCAACGTTTAGAAGACAAGGTAAACAAAAGCATTCAAAGGTCAGAGGCCGACACTGGCGTTGTTGGTAGCAGCATAGATAAATCTTTATCAGTATTGCCTGACCACGCTACCCTAAAGGGCAAAGTTCTATCCTTTAATTCAAGCACTGGGGCAACAGAGGCAACTATAAGTGCAGCGGATGTCACGTTGCTAACAAGTTCTCAAACATTAACAAACAAAAGTTTATCAGCACCCATTCTTAGCGGCTCTTCCAGTTCGGCTGGATCTATCCTGTTTAAAGAAGACACAGACAACGGCACTAATGCAGTTACATTAATTGGGCCAGCGTCTACAGCAGACATTACAATAACGCTGCCAGCTAACGCAGGCACTATTGCCTTAACGTCTGACATACCTACAAGCGGCATATCTAGTGGCAATATTGCAACATTTACAAGTGGTGTAGTTGACGATGATTTCCTGCGCATAAATGGCACTGCTGTAGAAGGCCGATCAGCGTCTGAGGTTTTATCAGATATTGGCGCACAGGCTAGTTTGACCTTTGGCATTGGTGATGCGAATGCTGTCAAAATTGACAGTGCTTCAGTAGCAGATGATGAGTATGCACGCTTTACATCCAGCGGTTTGGAAAGCCGATCAACATCAGAGGTTCTGTCTGACATTGGCGCTATAAGCACGTCAAGCACTGACACTCTTACAAATAAAACGCTAACCAGTGCAGTGTTGAACGACACTATTTCCGGCACCAGCATCAAAGATGAAGACAACATGGCGTCTGACAGCGCCAGTCATTTGGCCACACAACAGTCCATTAAGGCTTATGTAGATACGCAGGTAGCTACCGTACCAACAGGCGATATAACTGCTGTTACGGCTGGCACAGGGCTGTCTGGCGGCGGTTCTTCTGGTGATGTTACGCTTAATGTTGACACTGGTATATCAAACGGCCAGATAGCGGCCTTTACCAGCGGTGCTGTAGACAACGATTTCCTCAGAATAGATGGCACAGCCATCGAAGGCCGCTCTGCTTCTGAAGTGCTGTCTGACATAGCGGCTATGCCATTGGCTGGTGGCACGTTTACAGGCGATGTTACGCTCTTGTCTACGGATGCGGGTGCTGGCACTAGCCCTATTATTAAGTTGCACCGCCAAAGTGTAAGCCCCGCCGATGGTGACAACATAGGATCAGTTCAATACATTGCTAGAAATGACGCTGACGAGGACATTGTTTATGGGGAGATACGGGGAGATGCCGCAGATGTAAGTGATGGCACAGAAGACGGCAAAATATTTGTGTACATCAAAGATGGCGGGTCAGACCGTTTGGTCACAGAGTTTACATCCTATGGCGTTCAGTTTCACGAAAACGTAAACATTCAAAGTGGTAAAACTTTACGATTTGAAGGTGCAACCGCAGACGATTACGAAATTACTTTGACTGTGGCTGACCCGCAGGATAGCGACAAGACCATCACCCTACCGGATGCTACTGGCACGGTCCTCCTGACTGACGGTAGCGGCGCAAGTCTTACATCACTGAACGCTTCTGAATTAGGCAGCGGAACTGTACCCAATGCTAGGTTAGACGCACAGCTACAGGATGTGGCTGGCCTTGCTGTCACCAACGGTAATTTTATCGTAGGTGACGGTAGTAACTTTGTAGCAGAGTCCGGCGCGACGGCCAGAACCAGCCTTGGCCTTGGCACCATAGCCACACAAGCCGCCGACAGCGTAAACATCGACGGCGGTGCTATCGACGCCGTTACGCTCGGCACAAACAGTGCGGTTACCGAAGCGCAGATTGATAATATCAATATCGATGGCAACACAATTAGCATCACAAATACAAACGGGAATATTGGAATTACCCCAAACGGCACTGGCGATGTTCACCTAAACACAGATAACGTCCGTATTGGCGACCTTAACGCCGACGCATCTATAACTACGAGAGGCACCGGCGACCTAACACTCAATACGAACGGCGGCACCAACTCCGGTTCTATCGTCATTGCAGATGGCGCAAACGGAAACATCAGCATTACGCCAGATGGCACAGGCGTCTTAGATGTTATCTCAACGGATGACGGGAGCAGCATTGGTCCAAAGCTGCATCTTTACCGTAACAGCGCAAGCCCCGCAGACTTCGATGATTTAGGCGCGTTGTACTTTACGGGCAACGACGACGCAGGAAATCGTCAGGAATACGCCTTTATTCGCGGAGACGCTGCTGATGTTTCAAGCGGCAGTGAAGATGCAGCTATACGTTATTTTACGAATGTCGGCGGCTCAACCGTTGAACATATGCAGCACTCTTTCGGGACAACTACTATTTACGGAAGAATATACCTAGCTAGTAACGCCATCCACTCTGATCCACATATTCGGTTTGAGGGCAGCAGTGCTAATAACTTTGAGACTGACCTAAAAGTAACAGACCCAACCGCCGACAGAACGATCACCTTCCCTGACGCCACCGGCGAAGTTGTTACCAAGGACAGCAGTGACGTTGTTACGATTACATCAACGGATGCTGGTGCAAGTGCTGCACCCTCCTTACAGCTTTACCGCA